TTAGGTGTCCAGTTATTTGAGTTACTAGAAGCATCAGTACCTAGTGAGCCACTATTAGAGAAGTCTAGGTAGAAACCATTAGTACCATAAGTACCTTCATATTCAATAGGCTTCCATTCACCGTAGTCACCAGTTTCACCGAAGTCTGCTGGGGTTAAGGCTTGTCCATCTATGAAGTTTACTTCTGCTAGGTGCATATCAGCATACCTGATATCGAAACACCCTAGATAACCAATATTAAGTTCATTAGTGTTATTTATGTAACCCTCGTAATTTTGGCTGGGGTAGATTGTACTTGAGAAATCAGTAACTTGTTGACCGTTAACGTACAGCTTTAATCTATCAGTGCTAGTGGACTGGGTTGTATCATAAGCAATAATAATGTGATACCAAGCAGATGTATCTCTAAAACGCTGTGTGGTCGCAATCTTACTCGTCCACGTTTTTTTGTAATCTCCAAACACCAGCTCATCTGAATTAGAAAAATGACCATAACTTCGGTAATAGCCATCTCCTGAATTTGATGAAATCATAAACTCAGTGGTGATTCCAAGGTTACTTCTCTTAACCCAAGCACTCCAAGTCCAAGTCTTACGATTACCAGCACTACTAGGAGTCCAACTTAAATAAGCAGAGTCATCATCATTAAAGCGTAGTGACTGGTCTATCGTGTAGCCACTAGCCTTCTGTACGCCTTGTCTAATCTTGTCTGAAGTAAATGCCATTATCCGAAAGCGTTTCCTGCTTCAAAGCCATACCAGTTTGTTCCATCTGATACAAAGGAATAGATAACAATACCAGTACCACTAGGTACAGTAGCACTCGCCCACTTAATAGTGCCAGTCCAACTAGATACTGGTGCTGATGCTATGATAGTGAATGACTTACCTGCTTCTGCGGTAGGCATAGTTACAGCCACTGCTCCAGTTACATTATAAACAGTACCGTCGTTAGATAAATCTGGTGTGAATCCTGCTGACTTAGCAGTTACAGTTTCAGTAATTGCTTCAAATGTTTGGTCTTCTGACCAAGATAAAGCTGTAGCTGTGTCTAATTCTAACTCTGTTGCTGTTATCTTTAAGCCACCGCTTGCTTTTAAATCAAGGCTAAGTGTATCACCTGTTAGGTCTAAACCATCGCCTGCTATAGATGAATCTGCCGCAATAGCATCTAACCCTGCAGCTGTGACACGGAGCTCAATCCTATCGCCTGAAGCATAAGCTCTAGCTGTTGTACTCTCTTGGGCTCTCGTTACTGTTAGTACATCAGTAGCTCTGGCAGTTACTTTAACAATCTCAAGATTATTCGAACTATCAATAAGTGTTGCGTAAAAATAATCAGCGCCTGTGAGCGAAGGAAATCTCGCACCCTCACCTGTCGTGAGCGTAATACTCGTAGCACTATCCGAAATACTGGCTGCTAGAGTTGAATATGCATTATTAGCAAATTTAACTGCCATAATTTACTCCTAGTTTACAGAAACCGTCCAAGTAATACCTAGTGTATCAGCTGCTGCTTTGTTAATTGTACTGAACGTTGTTCTACATAACATCGTACCACCTGAAGAAGCATTAAAAATACCTGCTTCTGTTACTGCGCCTGTACCTGTACCTGCAGGGAAAGTCACTACATATGCTACACTGTTAGTAGTAACAGTTGTAGAAGTTAATGCAGTTCTGCTACCTGAAATTACAGTCTGGAGTGTTGTGTTACCAACAACTGCACCTGTTGAGCCTGAGCCAACTTCCATATGTGACATCGCTGTCGCAGATGCATCTTTCATACGTGATGCAATAAAGTTCTTACCGACTGTTACTACAGTATTAGGGACAATTACCTCTTTAGTAACATCACCTTTCTCATTTGTAAGGGTAAGCTTTAGCTCACCTGTTAATTTAATGCTGTCTTCTAACATTAGTTTCTCCTATGTAATAGTTGTTATATTAGCCATATACGCGCCGATTGTCAACGTCGGATAGTGGAAGTCTACCACAAGTCCTGCGTTACTTGTATCAGGATATGTAATTAAACCGTGGTTCATAATAGGTTCGTGAATCAAACCTGGCGCACCGATGGTGCCTGTATGCGCCTCGTACGTCGTGCTATCAGCGCATCCGTCAGGGAAGCGGGCTGAATTTATTAAGCTGTGTTCACCGCCTAATAGGCAGCCGTAGTTGATAACAGCTAAAACTCTCGGGGTATGTAGGAAGCCTGACTCACCGTCAGATGCAAATACCTCATCCCAAAACTGTTCTGTCTCACCTAGAGTTAAGGTAAGTACAATACTCTCAGTCGCTGACGCTGCTGAAGTAAGAACAGATGTAATACTCTTAGTATCTGAATCACTTGTAGATGCAGTTGATGTCAGTGCTTTAGTCACACCGAATGTACTAATGCTATCTGAAGCCGTAACCGGGTCAGGGTCTACATCAACGTCACTCATGTCGTAGTCAACGGCTGATGTGAAGTTCTTAACAATCGTACTTGTTGTAGAGATAGAACTCGTAATAGCTTTTGTAATACTGAATGAATTGATACTATCAGATGTTGTTACTGCATCAGTTTCATACTTGTTATATGTGAATGTATTTAATACATCCGCCATTGTAATAGGGTCAGACTGGACAGACGTAGGGTTAAGAACTGTAGAGTCAGAAGCCGTTAAGGTCTCAGTCTGGTTGCTTGTAGGGGCAGCGGCTATGCTGTCTGCTGCTGTTGCACTCGATGCAGCTGCAGAAGTAACGCTCTTCACGTCAGAATCTGTTGCTGTAAGTGTGCTCGTTGTACTCTTCGCCGGGCTTAAAGCAGTAGAGTCCGCCATATTAATAGGGTCAGGGTCTACATCAGGGTCGCTCATGTCGAAGTCAACAGACGAATTAATAATCTTACTTGGTGTATCAGAAACGTTTACACTAGAAGCCTCGGTAATATTAACGCTTTTAGTTACACTGTCTGATGGTGATACACTTGATGCACCTGTAGATGTTACGTCTTTAGCAGTTGAGTCTGACGCAATTAAAGTATCAGTAGTATTTACACCAATATCTTTCTTATCTATTGCGTCACTCGCAATAACAGCGTCACCTGATACTGTCTTACCTGGCGCATTACTTATACTATCAGTAGCTGAAGCAGAACTCGATGCTGATGTACCTACAGTAAATGCAGTAGTATCAACTACAGTAATCGGGTCAGGGTCTACATCAGCGTCGCTTAAATCAAAGTCAACAGTAGAGTGGAATATCTTGCTGAGGGTAGAATCCGCAGCCACAGAGTCTGTAAATGATTTAGTAACATTTACTATTAAATCATCTGCTGCAGTGACGACATCCGTCTCACTCTTAGTTACAGCAAAGGAGTTAACTACATCTGAAGCAGTTACCGTCTGTTCGGCTAATATTGTAAGTGGTACTATATAAGCTGTGGCACTAATTGAACTTGCTGGTGCAGCAGTTACACCTATAGAATTTTCAGTCTTTACAGCAGAAGCACTCGACACTGAAGCCGAGGCTAATATAAATGTTGATATTGCGGCTGTAAATTTTATGTTCACTAGAAATTATCTCGTAACCTAAACCTTAATGTATCGTATACTGTATGTACATCACTACCATATGATACAACTATCTCACCTTCATAAGCACCTGCGTCGACGTCTAATACACCTCCGCTGAAATCAAACTGTACCTTACCTGTTGTACCACTATCTAGCTTAGTTGTAGATATAGTAGATAATAATGTTGTGCTACCCATAGCTCTAAACTTAACTGTAACAACTGTTGTACCTGCTGATAAATCTAAGGCGCCGCCAGCGACATCATCTGTTAAGGTTAAAACTATTACTGGTTTCTCATCGCCTTTTACTAATTTAATTACATCAGCCATATTATCCTCAAGCTAGTGGGCGCATCTCAACAGTCATAGACGCACGTGCTGCACCTAGGTTTGTTCTAGCTCTACGCTCTGAAATCTGGAATGAATACTGTTTCGCATGGTATGTAGCTAACTCTCTATCACTCCACTCTTTACCTGGGAGTACAAGTAAGTGCTGCAAAGCACCGTGCATAATTACATTCTCTAACTCATCTAATATAGACTTATCCATCTTAGTCGCTGTACGTAGCGGCTTTAATGCAACAATCATCTTAACATCATACTTTGTTGCATCGTCAGGAACAGGTGCTAAAGCAAAGTTATCAGCGTCGAATTGAGTAATGTATCTAGGCTCTGAGCGTTCATCCGTTGTCGCTTCAGGCCACTTAGGTTGTATATCGTGTAGATGCTCTAGTGTAACAGGCTCTAGTCTACGGCCGTTTAATGTTACAGTTAGGAATGCATGTACCTCTGAATCTGTAGGAGCACTATATGCGTAATCATATACTCCGGGGGTTAAGCGTAGCTTAGGCTGCTCATAACGCCAAGCTAACGTCCTCTCACATGCCTCGATAGCTGCGTCACGAACATACTGTTCGATGATAGGCGTTGGGCAACCTGGAACGCTTGGGGCTAAACGGGCTACAATATCACTAAAGTTACGTGATGCCATTAGATAACCTCCTCATCTTTCATACCTGAAGTCTCAGTATCAGTTACTGGTCGACTTTGAGCACCTACACCTAAGGCCTGCGTAAAGGACTCCTGGAATAACTTAGCTCTATTAGAGTTAACATGCTCATTATCAATAGACTCAGCTAAGAATACCGTAGCATCTAATACTACAGGGAAGTATGCATCTGATAGTAAAGCGACTGCTGTAGTAGCGTCATATACCGGTGGAGACTGCGTGTACTCTACGACTAACTTCTGCCCTGATGTAGCCTTAGGGTAGATAAAAAACTTATTTGGGTTGCGTACATGGCGCATCCAGTTTGTAGCCGCTGCCGCTGTGTCATTCATCCACGATGGTAGGGCCTGGTCTAGTGTCTCACGGTTTACTTCTATAAGGCCATTACCGCCGACTACCGAATAAACCTCTATAATCCGTATTGAATCTGAAGGGGCATCTTGTAATACTGCATTTGCTACACAGGTTACTTCACCCACATAAGCAAATAAATCAGGACGTAACACTGCAATTCTCTTTAGTGCTTGGTTAGCAAACCCTAACAACACTTCGTCAGAATAACGCTGAGGCGAATCAATATCCTGTAGGATACGCCTAGCTTCAGTAATTACGTCATTTAGTATCATTTATGTAACCCTTTTGATGCTTCCGCATCTAATTCTACATTAACTACGTTAGGTTTTTCAGGTATTTTCTTAGTAGTTAAATCCATCTTTGCCTTCCGTTTCTTTTGTTTCTTTGGAACATGTTTCTCAGGAAATGCTATCTCTGCAGAAACTTCTTCGCATAATTTGTTTTCGGCTAGGTATTTATCCCATCCGTATATTGTGCCGTCAATCTTATGACGTAACCATCTTTGTTCTTCCATTTTAAATCTCCTCTAAAGAAAAGGCGGGGGTCGAAACCCCCAACCTTTAGTTACTTACGAACAATCTGCAACAACTGCCCACAAGCGGATAACTGCAGTATCAGCTGCATTGATGGTTTTAACATCAATAGTATCAGCTGCGCTGTAGTATTTACCGTTTGAGTAACCCGTAACAGTATTAGGAGCTGCCTCAGTTAACGCCAAAGACGTAGCGTAAGATGCTGTTGTGTTAGCATTTACACCGTCTAAGAAACCGTCAACATCAGAGCCATCACCAACATCAATAGTTAGTGTGCCACCTTCTGCTGTCGTTACATCTAAACCCACTGCTAAAACCATAGTCTTAGCTGGGATATGTAGTGCTGTCAATACGTCGTTTGCACCAAGAGCTGTTAAGCTCGCTGCTGCACGGTCAGTAGTGATTTTAGCGAAGTCCATAGTAACTTCTAATACACCAACTTTACTTACACCCGAAGCAACGTGAGCTGCTGAGCCTAAGTTATAGCCAGTTCCATCTGTATATGTAGCCATGATAACCTCCTATATTACAGTGTGATTACTGACTGAGACAATGCTTCAGGCTTAACTACCTTGTAACCATACACTTGTAGGCCACGGATAATATTACCGAAAGTTGCTTCAGAACGTAAAGTCTCAAGATTAGTCATCTGCGAAGCAAATGTCATACCCATCTTATGACCACCAATTACATCGAACTCAGAGCCCGTCTTCTTCAAGTTGTGGCTCACGTATAACGTGAATCTGTCAACCATACCTAAACGACCATTACGTAAAGGAGAAGAGCCGTCGCCTGTGATTGATGCATCTTTAAGGTCAGATTGCTTAATGTACGCAGCCATCTTAGCTGGGATAATTAAGAAACGGTCACTCTCAGGAGCGTTAGCTTCGTCAAGTGCTAGACCCATATTGATGATGTGCTCGATAACGTTAGACTTAGTTACAGCAACTGGAGTACCAGTTACACCTAAGTTAATGTTGCCAGAGATAGCACCAGCTGTTGCGCCTTTGTTGCTAGCTGAAATATCTGGTAGGATATCAGTTAACACACGTTGGTCAATCTTAATCTTCATACGCTCAGAAGCGTCTTTAGACCATTGGTCCATCATCTTGATGTCTGCTTGAACTTTATCTACGTCATCTTCAACCGCAGCAAAATACTCACCTTTATCGATAAGTAGTTGTAACTTAGGTTTATCTGGGTTTTCAACATTTAATGTTTGACCCTTAACGTAATCGCGGATTGTTAACTCAGGTGTAGTACGGATATTAACCGTGTCGCCATAAGCTTTAATCTCGCCCTCATAGTCAGTATTAGAAATTGCTGACAACACCGTAGCGTCGTAGAAATTTTCAATAAGTTTGCCTGACCAAATCTCTGGGATAAAGTTCCCAGTGTATGCCGGTTTACCGGATGATACTGCAAAAGCCATTGTAGCCTCCTATATTATATTATGCAGTGACAATACGACCGTCTCGCTGTGCAGCGAAAATGTCGCGCTCTATTCTAGCACGCTCTTTGTCTTGACCTTTATAATGCCCTGACTTAACTGCATCATAAAACTGTGCAATATCTGACGGGGTGTAAGTCTGGTCACCATTTACTGCAGGGGCACCGGCGGATTTACCCTTACCTGGTGCTACCTGCTTCTCTAGTTGACTCTGCGCGCTTTTTGTTTCTTGCTGAGCTCGTGACATACCGTTCATATCCCCCCAAGTTGAGAAAAAGCTAGCTACCCTACGTACATCGAAGTTGCTCTGAGCATCCTCTAAATATGTCTGGCGGCTAATTCCTGTCAATGGGTCAATCTCTAATAACCAGTTTTGAAACTCTGGCTTCTCGTTGATATCTCTCCAATTAGGGACATCAGACTCAAGTGCTGACCAGAACGACTGTTCATTATTCTGTGCTTGCTGCTGTGTTATCTGCTCTACGCGAGGCATCACATTAGTTTGCATCTGATTAATTGTCTGTTCTAAATAAGCAATGCGCTGATTAGCAGCATTAGTTTCTTCTTGGCTCACACGACGCATAACGTCGATTGAGTCACCGTAATCCTCTATGTCCTGCTCTGTTACCAGAGTGTGCGGAGCTTCCGGCTCTGCCGGTGTAGGTGTTGGTTGACTCGCTGCTGAGCTAAGAAGTTGCTCTAGCTGGCTAATTCTACCCGCTAATTCTCGTTTATCTGCGTGTAAACGTGGAATCTCTGCGTTGTACATTCCTTGTAGTGTCTTATACTTTTGTTCTAATGATTTATCATCTTGTGGTGCTGCTTCCGTTTGCTCTTCTGGTGCAGCTTGGGTTGCTTGTTCATCAACACGGTCGGCCTGTACTTCTTCAACTACTTCTGCCTCTTCAGTAGATTGGGCTTCTACACCCTCTTCATTAAGGTCTTCATATAATTGTTGTACAGCCTCTGACTGTTTCTTCACTTGCTCTGGTATTGCCATGTTATCGCTCCTATTGGTATGCGTAATAAAATACAGCTATCATTTTGACTCTGCTGCGTGTTCTGGGGACTTTTCTGCGAACTCATAGAGTTCTTTTAAAACCTGACACCGTCCCTGAGCTAGTGCCACATTCGTAGTAACGTGGGGTAATTGCATTAGTTCATGCTCCTGCCACCCTTTTATCCAGTCTAATAAAACTGGATGCTGGCGTACAGTCGCACCTAATGCATGAATAACCTCTGGCGAAGGCTTTATCAACCTGCACCTCCCGTTACACGGTTACTCACTGTGTTTCCTTCCATGCCACCTTTGGGACTACCGTCTGGCTGTGTTGGAGTTCCGCCTGCTTGCTGCTGAGGCTGCTGTTGTGCAGCTTGCTGAGCTAGCTTGGCATTCTCGCGTTCAACGAAACCGGCCTTCTCCCGAGATGGAATGATGTCATCCACAGGCATCTGCAACCCTTTAGCCACTTCGCGAAGTATCGCGGCACGGCCATCCTTACCAACGATTTCCATATCGATTTCGTTGGCGGTTGCATTAAGAAATTCTATTCGGCGTACATTAACAGTTTCTTTAACTGCTAAGTTGATAGCGCCACGAGCGATAATCTCAACATCACCCTTAATACTTTCATCTTCATCATAGCGCATGTTGTAAACAAACTGTCTATGAACAATCTTTTTAATTATGTCGCTGTCAATATGCATGACAACTTGTCTAATACCTTTACCAGCTGAGCCCATTAACATGGATAAGCCTGACGCTGTACGTCCTGCTCCATGAACATTAAGGTCACCTGAAATATATGACGGGATGCCTGAGTGGTCGTCAGCTAAGGCGCTGAACTTCTCATACACTCCCATAAGTGTTTGTGCATTATCGTCAGGCTGCGTGAACCTTACGGCTGGCGCACTCGACCCCATAGGGTCGTTAGTAACTTGCCAAATCTTCCAAGGGTGGAGCTGAGTAATGTCTTCATTCGGGGGAATACGTTCGAGGTTAACTTCCACTTGAGGACCTGAAGAGATGCCCATGTTGTTAACCAGAGCTCTCGCAGCTGCGTTACAAATGTTCTGTACATCTTCGATAACTTCGGGTATACCTTTTCCCCAAAAAGCTCCTGGGCTTTTAATAAGTGATGTTTTAGCATAGGGTTTTTCTCCTAGTGGGTCGTAGTTTAAAACAGCTTTCAGTATATAGTTTCCACATATCCATACACAAGCCTCATACTCACGCGCCTCATCTGGCACCTCTTCCTCGTCCAAGCCCCATTCACGTAGCATCTTACCGCTAACCTTACCATGGAACTCTAATGCATCAAAAATTTCTGTTGGCCTATTGAGGCTGTTCGGCTTACGCTCTGCATCTTCCTTCTCAATCTTAACCTCTTCATTAACCCAGCTATTCGAATTACCTTCGCGAAGCAACTTACGTATAGCCTCTTCATCATAGTTAGGTACACCGATAAGTTCTGATAACTCCATACGAGTTAACGGATGATGTTCGAACATGTATCCTTCATCAATATCTGTAATCCCTGGCTCAGGGTAAATCTTAAACGGGTCAACTCTCTCATACTCAGGAGCTAACTCTTCGCCCGCCTTAGCAACTGTCGTACCTGTCTCGTCCTGCGACCACTCCAACTTACGCTGACGTCGTACTACGGGCCCTTTAATGAATGCACAAGGGAAGGTAACGATGTCTGTAACAAACTCGTTGAACGCATCAGCCCAGCCGCCTTGAGCAAACTGGTCGCTAATCTTAATCTTCATTTTGTCAGCACGATTCTGTGCTTCTTGTAATATCTTAAAGCGATAGTCCTGTGTGACCATCTCTTTCATCTCTGCCGTCTCACCCGGAGTTGGTGCCTGACCTGTCGTCTCAACAACCTTTAAGATGTTAGCAGCGAACACTGCTTCAATCTCTTGCGTCTGAGCAGGAGATAAATCAGGAAGGGGGGTTGGACCTAAGTCCCAAGGTGGGGTACCAGTGTCTAATAAGATGTCACGTAGCCAGCTCTCACCAGCACGACACTTAACTTCTGTAATCCCCATGTAAATTGCTGAGCCACCTTGACTCTGAATCGCAGTTAACTTATCAGGCTCGTACTCACCGTTACGTTGACGCATAGCTTTAAGCATAAGAGTCTCAATTGGCTTCTTAGCTTGCTTAGCTGCATCCCAACATTCGTGTAAATAGGAGGTTAATCCTAGAAATAAGGGCTCATTCTGGCGTTCTTGAAGCTCACGGTCAGCATTTTCCTGCTCATCCGCTACCATTGTGGCATTATCCACTACTCTAAGAACTGTCAATCCTGGCATTTATTTCCCCCAAAAACCCTAATATATGGGTATGTATGTCTAGTTTTACACGTTTTGTTTGTCATATGCAACTATTTTATAATAAAAGTTCCCCCGAGAGGTGACTCATCGAGGGAGTGGGTGCGTAACTACAATGTGGAAGAGGAGAGTAAACCACACCCGGGCGTATCATATCATGTCCAACCCATCGCTGGGGCAGGTTTTACATTCCTTCTGCGATTTAATTCTATTCCTTCCTCTATACTACCAATATGAAGCATCAAATACTGCAGTGCTTCCGCAACATGCGAGTGTTTGTTCTTATCAATCGTACCATTCTTCTTGTGATATCTATACCCACCCATCATCGCACTCTTAAGCTTCGTACATCTAGGGTCAACTAGGAACGCCGTGTCCCCGTCTACGTGCCTCATCAAGTATTCGTCCACCGCGTTGAGCCTCGCCGACACACTGTTCGTCTTCGCAGGCCTCACCTTAAACCCTTCAGCCTTGATTATGTCCACCGCCGAGCGCTCATCCGTCTGCGCTCGCTGCACACCAGCTGGGTCCACGATTATCATCACTGGGCTCCCTGGAAACCTCTCATATAGCAGCGGCTTGAGTACCGTCCGCATGAACCTCTGCACACCCATATCGAAGCTGACAGCCTCGTCAAGGATTATCGCCCGCCCCCTAGCGTCCTGCTGCCCGATGACTGCAGCGGGGGTCAACCCCAAGTCCATCCCAACGACGACAGGCCTCACACCGTTAACAATCGGATTAAGCGGCTCATGTGCCATGTGGTAGTCAGGGCGAAAGTATTTGTACACTGGCATGCCAGCGCTCGATAGCCCATACTCACCATCAATATAAACCCTTATATATTCTTCAGACCTACCCTGAGTGTCATAATACCCCTCTGGCAAATTCTCAACATTCTCCCCCTCCGGACTCCGACCTGACGGCTGCTTAAACACATCCCACCCGTTGTCGTTAGGGCTCACCCCATCCTTCGGGTCGATATGTTCCATCTGATAATACCACCATGTGTCCATCGTCGGCGGGTTGGTATCCCCCCACATCCCATGCCACGTCGGCCCTCCGTCCTTGTTACTCGGGAATCGCCCCACACGTTTAGACATCGCATCAATAATATCCGGGTGTATGTCCCGGCACTCGTTGAACCACGCGAACGTCAGCTCCAGTGAGTTAAGATTCGCCACGTCGTCCGCGTCGTCCAGCGCTCGGAACATCACCTCACACTCAACATCCCCCATCTTCATGAAATACGTCTTGGTCGTACGCATGTACCGCCCACACTGCCCCGGCGGGAACCAATCTAAAAATGTTTTAATTGTTGTATCTGCTAGCTGACGTGCTGTCTCACGAACTACGGCTGCCCTAGTTTTTCTAATCCCATCTTTATTAGGCTTCTGCATCGTTGCTCTTCTAACAACTTCGAATGAACACGCCACCGATTTGCCACTACCAACTGGCCCCATCAACGTCCTCATCGGTTTATCACTTATCATAAACGCCCTGCCCGTAGCCGGCGGCGTGTAATTTATCTCAGTGCCTTGACTCATCCCCACTCTCCTGTTTGTATAATTTCGCTGTGTCTTCCCCACAGTACGCACACCACTCACTATTAGCCATAAGCACACCACATGATGGGCATGCTCCGATTATATCCACTGTGTCTGTATCGTCTGCGGTGCCTGTAGCCTCTGCTTCGGTAGGTGTACCACCGTTATGTGTATGTGGTTCAAGCGGTGGAGCATCTGGTCTGGTCATATCCACCACCTGTAACAACATCACCACTATCTGACTCGGCCTACGCCTACGCTTCTTCAGTATCTTAACCCGAAACGATACGCCCCGTTCTATCAGGTCATTCGCAAAATCATGGTACGCCCTAGTCGTATTAAACCTCGTCGCAGGTAACTCTTCATACTCCTGGTCGAACTGTTTAATCAGCGTCGATAAGCTGGGTGTCACTCTCTTCTGTAGGCTCATGCTCTATTACATTCATCTGATGCGTGGAATCACCAAGGTTAATTGTAATCTTCACACCACCACCAGCTTCCACGTCTTGGCTAGATGTCCTAGGCTCTAGGTCTCCCCACTTCACCGTCGACTTAATCAAGTCCGCTTTGACTGAGGGTGAAACTTCTGGGCTATGTATAAGCTGCCATGATGTCATCAACAACTCCTCTGCTTGAGCACGCGCCTTAAGGCGGAACGTCATGCCCTTTTCTTTAATCTCTTCCCGATAAGCGTCTACCTTCTTACGGAATATAGGGTCATCGTTAAACACCAGCATCTCACTGGCTGTAATACCATGGCGCTCAGTAACCTCATCCAGCGTTTCACCACTCTTCTCTAAGAGCAATGCAATGTCGAATGCTAGTCTATCTGACCACTTTGTATGATTGAGAGGTAATCTATCCATGGGTGTACTATAGCAGGGTTTTCTAGGTGGTGCAAATTTTTTGGTAAATTTTTTTGGGGGTTCTTTACAGATGTGTAAAGTGTTACTATTTGGAGGTCTTGGGTTGAGAGGTTTACTTCTATAGGGGCGGGGGGTCAAAGTTCGAGTCCAAGTGCCCCCCTGTGCCTGTCCGTGCGACAGCGCCGAAACAACTACGATACAACGGCAAACTTGACATTTTAGTAAATCTATGGCAGATTAAAACCATCGAAGCAATGATGCAACGATATAACAAACGGAGTAATATATGAGTGAAATGAAACGCAACGCAGAACTGCAGAAGGAGATAGACGAACTGCAGAAGGAGATAGAAAGAATAGAGAGCCGACTGGAAGCATGTACTGATGTTGCAGCACTTCAAGGCATAGAGTTAGATGATATGGAAGCGGTGATAGCAAGATACGAAACGCTGTACGGCAAACTTAAATAATAACCCGAGGGCAGAGATGCCCTCACAACCAAGAGCCCTGCGAAAGCAGGGTTTCTTTTCGTCTATTACTTTTTACTTCTAAAACTATTGTTATCACATCGGGGGGTCAAAGCACACCCCTAAAATGCTCTACAACCTATACTGCGTATATGATTGCTAATCGACTCCATATTAGTACAAACTTGACATTTTAGTAAATCTATGGCAGATTAGAACCATCGAAGCAACACTCGTTGCCTAGATACAACGGGTCAACAATCTCGTTGGCTCGTAACCACTCAATGGAGATATTATGAGTAGAATATATGAGGGTATGGTGTCCATCGTAAAAAACACCAAAGGTGAAGTTGCACTTAAAAGAGATGATAAGGGTGACTGGAGTAACGAAAACGCAGAGGCGTTGAAAGTTAAGATGCTAGAACTAGCCGACCAACTGGATACAAGTGTGCACAAGTGGAGTTACTTCGTAGTTGAAGGTGGTACTGATGCAGTGTTGATGGCTGATAGGTACGGTAACCCAAGACTCACCATCTTGCCTAAGCAAGAGAAGGGCGCTAGTAAGAGTAAGATTGAAAAACTAGCCTAATGCAACCGAGTGGGATTAACCTCCCACTCACATTTACAGGAGTTCACTATGAACAATGAACGTAAATACATACTACTTGAAAAGTCTATTGATGGCAAACGCTGGATAAGACAAGAGTTCAAAAGCAAGACTGATTTGTATAGATTCAGACAAGCCAAGAAACTAACCAAGAAGTAACAACTAAGAGCCTTGCGAAAGCAGGGCTTTTTTACGTCTGCTCTAAAGTAAGTTAACCTATGTTAACTACGTTTTTATTTCTAAACAAACCCGGCCATACGTCGGGGGGTTATACCACAGTACCATCTTCAGTACAAAGTGTAAAGTTAAAGAGGTTAGACCACGCTAACTTTACAATCTAACTTTACATTTCCCTAACTTTACACCTATACCCCTAACTTTACTAGTAAAGTTTCGACAGAAAAAAAATAGATTATTTCGTAAGTCATTGATATTACTACAAAAAACGTGTAAAGTTTTGCAAATAATCTATATAAGATAATCTTAATATTGGCAGTATTTTTAGGTAGATTATTGGCTGAACTTTACACCTTACAAGTGTAAAGTTTCAAATGAAAACCCTTATACCATGCGGGTTGTAGAGCATAAATCCATAATACCAATCTGAAAAGTCCATATATAATAATCTATATAATCTAACAATTTATTAGTTAAGCCCCGAAAATTTGTAACTTGTATCATAATGACAATAACATAATATTTTTAGCGTCACATTACCGAAAAAAAAGTAGATTTTATAGATTATTTTTCACAAACCCTATGGTACTGCACCCTCCAGCGATACATTTTTTTAATACATTCCATAACTTTACATAGATTATTTCCATAACTTTACACACAAAGTAGATTATTTATGGATTATTCCACGTAACTTTACAATCTATTTTAGATTTTTGCCACTCTATTTAAATTACGCGCGCGCGATTACTACTATAACTTTACACATTATATTAGACACTGGGTATAACTTTACTTACTATTGCCCTTTAAACTTTACACTTTACACCGACCACTTTCTCTGTGTACTGGTCAAAACTTGACAAATCGGCGACGGCGTGGCAGACTTTTGTCGAGGTCGAGGGCTGGGGATTTTATTTTAAATTCCTTAACCTTCATTAAAAAGACTTCAGTGGTTAGTAACATGGTGTTATTAATCACTTTAATAAAAACAATATAAGGGTTGATACCCATCATTTAAGGAGAATATATCATGGCTAGAATATATAGCGGTAACGTAGAAGTAATCTTAAACACTAAGAATAAAATCACTGTAAGACCAAATGCATCTGGTAAGTTTAACCAAGAGAATGTAACAGACTTACATAAAGCAATGGTTGGTTATGCTAAACAACATAATGCTGAGTTAAGTTTCTTTACTCCGGATACTAAAGCGAAGGACTTATCACCAGTCTTACTAAGTGGTCGTGGTAACTCACCATATGTTGCAATGTTACCAACTAAGGAAGATGGTGCTACTTCATCTCGTCCTACTGTGACTGTACTTGGTTAATTCCAGCAACAACATTAAGCCTCGCTGTAAAGTGGGGCTTTTTTGCGTTCTAACATCTTAAACATCTTATAAGGGAGCATAATTATGAACTTATCAAACCAACAACAACAACAACATAAACAACAACAACAACAAACAGTTGCACCATTCAACACACTCTACCTTGATGTATCAACATCAACTAGACCTAACCATACTCACATTGCCAAGGCTTATACTCATAGTGATGCTATGGTATACGGTGCTCAGCATGATACTAACTATGACTGGCTTGAGTATAACTCGATGGGTGAGATGGAGGTTACTGACAAGCAAGTATTACTCCGACACTTTTACACATTCTTTAATCAAATCTGTCCTATTGAGGTGGATGCTACGAAGTATCTAGCATACCTTGATGAGGTGGGAGCTAAGAGCATTACCGTCAAGTTATCTATTCCTAATCATAGGCTTAAGCAGATGATAATAGGGGAGGCATGCTGATGAAAACTGACATTAAGGGGTATCCTATACACAGAACATCTAACAGAAATGCATCACAGCATACCACCAAGAAAGAGTCATTCGATGGTTCTAACACCTTCGGTAGATGGAGGCATAGTGACCTATGGCAACCTAGTGATGACATCTATGTTGTGTATAGTTATGGTGAGCATCATCCGATGTATATCTACAGTAGCCTATTAAACGAGTGGTTTGAGAATGGGGATAAGTATGATTCACCTTCATCTAAGAGGCACTATGCACAACTTAAACCTAACAGTTCAACCCACATCAAGAGCCATGAGTTTATGGTTAACCTTACCAAGATGGGGGTGGTAGAGATGACTAAGCAGAGGGTTGCAGGTAACAAAACCAAACTGACAAGGGCTGAGTCTTGGGTAGGAGGGCAGTGGAGATGACACATATTAGACAGAGGTTAAGACTGTTCTGCCTTCGGTGGGGGAAAGGTGGGCAGATGGTGTGTGATGTAGAGGGTAAACCTGTGTATTACAGTGACAAACGGTTGGCGAAACTGCACCGTGATGAAGGTATGGTGGTGTCATTTGGCATTGACCATAAGAAATATAACTATGTTAAAGGAGATGTAAGATGAGAGCGACATTGATGAAAGAAACGGTGAAGGCGTTATTCCCACAGCAGAGGACGCTGTGTATAGAGGGTAGTCCAGGAGGTGGTAAGACCACGATAGTCCATGAGGTGGCTAATGAGTTGGGTGTAGAGTGCAGGGAGTTGCATATGCCGACTATGTTGGTGGAGGACTTCGGGATAATGTACCCCGACAAGGAGGACAGTGACAGCCTTACATACCGTTTACCAGAGTGGTATCCAGTGAAGGGGAAAGCACCAGATGCAGGGATACTACTGTTCGACGATAGGAACCAAGCAGGTGCAGACTTGCAGAAGGTGTTGGCTAACATCTGTCAAGCGAGAACATTGCATGGACATAAGTTGCCAGATGGTTGGCAGGTTATCTCGACAGGTAACAGGCAGAAGGATAGAGCAGGGGCTAACCGTGTCTTATCACACCTTAGGAATAGGGAGACAGTCGTTGACCTTGATACACACCTCGATGACTGGAGTGCTTGGGCAATAGAGCATGGGGTGAAGGCTGAAGTGGTGGCATTCATACGGTTTAGACCGAACCTACTGCATGACTTCGACCCACAGAGAGAGCAGAATGCTACGCCAAGAAGTTGGGTAGATGGTGTGAGTGATGTGCTTGGAACAGTGCCACCAGAGGCAGAGTATGAATGCTTTAAAGGGGCAGTTGGTGAGGGTGCTGCGGCAGAGTTTGTGGGGTTTGTACAGATATACCGTAAACTACCTAACCCAGATGCTATCCTGCTTAACCCATCTACTGCTAATGTGCCAACAGACCCAGCGACACTGTATGCATTGAGTGGTGCGATAGCAGAGAGGGCAACAGAGGACAACTTTGGTAGGGTGTGTACTTATGCAGAGCGTATGCCACCAGAGTTCAGTGTGTTATCGGTGTCATATGCAGCGAGGAAGAAGCCAGAGTTAGCGTCGACCAAGGCGTTTACAGACTGGGCAGTTAAGCATCAAGACATCTTATTCTAGGAGGCAGATAACATGAAGTTAACAGATAAAGCATTGTTAGTGCAACTTAACATCAGTCAGTGGACAGCGAGGAAGTATGACCGTAAGGTTACTAAAGACATCTTGTCACAACATGGTGCATCAATGGGGGCAGGTCGGTTCAACAAGAGCCTACTGCCTATGAACGACTACCTTGATAGGGTGCATAAGAAGGCGACTGCGATTAGGCAGAAGTATTACACCAACACATTACCGTGGGGTATTGAGGGGACTCAGATGCTACCTAGTGCGAACTACTTGGAGTTTATGACTGAATTTAGGCAAGAGAAATCGGAATGGGAGTCGCTTGTTGGTGAGTTCATAAGCAATTACAGTAGACTAAAGGAGGACGCCAAACGACTACTACCTAATGGACTGTATAACGAAGCAGACTACCCATGTGACGACAGTATACACGAGAAATTTCGTATGGATATGTCAGTATTCCCTGTTCCGAGTGATGATTTTAGGGTTGAGATAGGTGATGCTGAACTCAATAGCATACAGCAAGATGTTGAGAGGCGTGTTGCAGAGGCGAGTGAAATTGCTATGGCAGACATATGGAAAAGACTGTATGATAGAGTGAAACATATGAGTGATAAATTAGCAGACCCAAAGGCTATCTTTAGAGATACTATGGTGGAGAACACACGAGAGTTGTGTGCTTTACTGCCACGCCTTAACTTTGCTAATGACCCTAACCTTGAGAACTTACGACAACAAGTTGAGGGTTCTTTGCTGTTACACCCTGATGCACTGAGGAACAACCCAGTAGTGCGACAGGATAAAGCACAAGAGGCTAAGGATATCATGAATAAAATGAGTGCATTCATGGGGTGACTCCATTGAGGTAAGTACATTGCCTATGCTCTACTTCACCCCATTATATACATGGTAGAGCATTATCAACACGGTACAGGTTGCTATCGTATGTACATGCAACCACTTATTAAACAATTAATCGAGGAGATTATGATGGCATTACCACCACGGATAAGAGCATACACACCAAGACCTTGGAAGTACGAGGATTATCTCGAGGCAACAAGGCGTAAGGACAGTGCTAATAGCCAGAAAAGATGGCTTGACGTTATTGCATTACTAAACACAGAGTATAAAGATGAGATGGATGACGCTGTGCATTTGATTATTGAAGAAATAGATAAGGAGGTATAGGGTGAGTGATATACCACAAGTTAGATACTTCGTTATTGATTCAGCAACAGGATTAACATTCCACAGTTTCTTTAACAAGCAAGACGCATTAGAAGCATCGATGAGAATGGGGGGAGACTACCACATAGGTAAAGAATATGTTAATAACAACGGTACACCAGCACCGTTTAAAGAGGAGGAATATCATGGCTGATAAAGTTGGATACCATACATTCGATGAATGTAAGTGTAAGGTGGCAGGGATTAAGTCTTTGCTTGAACAGATATGTCGGGTTAGTAATGACGACAATGTAAAGGTTGTATCAGAGAGTGCGATACAGATGTGTAATGAACTACTTGTGGAGGGTAATAATGTTAGAGTGGATAACAACGGCTGATTTGTTTGAGGTATTAATGGTAGGCTCAGTAGTATGGATGGCATACATACTAATCTATTGGAAGGCTTACAATGATGAGGTAATCAATGACAGACAAAGAACTAATAAAGTTAAAGAGTGAGTTTCCAACTGCGTTAAGTGTGTGGTATGACAACATGCATGAGATGCAGACAGGTATGCTCATTGAAACGCTTCTTGTACATATGCCGAGGTCAGTATTACTGGCATCGCTTATAAACATAGAGCATTGTATTAAAACAATCCGTGAAGAGGAGAAACATAATGGAGATAGAGAAACGACTGAGTAAAGCAAAGACATCTTTAGTGCTGGAACACCCATTCGTTGGGAACATAGCACTGAACATGCCCTTTAAGGTGACAGATGAAGTACCCACTGCTGCAACTAATGGTAGTGAGGTAAGATTTAACCCCGACTTCTGTGATGGGTTAAGTGATGAGGAATTAAAGTTCCTTGTTGCCCATGAGTGTATGCACCCTATGCTAGAACACCCATTCAGACGAGGTGAGAGGGACATACGCAAGTGGAACCAAGCAGGTGACTTTATTATTAACCAACTACTTGTTGATGAAGGCATTGGTAAGATGCCAAAAGGTGGGCTATATAATAGCGATATATGGCAACAGGGTGGTGGTACAACAGATGGTATATATAAGGTACTACCTACCGAGAGCGATGACAAAGGTGGTGACGGTAGTGGCAATGGTGTAGGTAACCCACTTGATGAATGCCTTGATGCTGAAGGTAGCCCTGCTGAACAGGAACAGCAATCAGCACAGTGGAAAGTTAAGGTAGCCCAAGCAGCACAGGCTGCCAAGATGATGGGTAAGATGAGTGCAGGAGTGGAACGCTTTGTTGGTACTGTACTGCAACCTAAGGTGGACTGGCGTGAAGTGTTGCAACGGTTTGTTGAGAAGTGTAAAGATGACACTCGCTCTTGGGCAAGACCTAACAGACGCTTCTTACCCCAAGGTATGTACCTACCAAGTACAAGTGGTGAGGCTATGGGCGAACTTGTAGTAGCAGTGGATTGTTCTGGCTCTATTAGCGATGATGAGATATCACAGTTTGCAGCAGAGGTAATGACCATCAAAGAGGACAGCAACCCGAGTGCTATCCATGTTATATACTTCGACCATAGGGTATCACACTACGAGAAGTTTACAAGAGATGACGAACTACATATAGAACCCCATGGTGGTGGAGGTACAGCCTTTAGTCCTGTGTTTGATTACATCGATGAGCATAACATAGAACCAGTAGCCTGTGTATTCCTTACTGACTTGTACTGTAATGACTTTGGTGATGAGCCACCGTTCCCTACACTGTGGGTAACTACAGAGAAGGATAGCACTAATGCACCGTTTGGTGAAGTGGTGGTGATGAATGATTAAGATAACACCAGAACTACTTGACGAGCATAGAGAGATAAATGTCTATGACCAGTGGTATGAGTTTGTATATTCAGACTTTACTGCTGACATGAAGAAGCGAGGTGTAAAGGTAGAGAACATCTTTTTCAGTGGGTTCTGGAGTCAAGGTGATGGTGCTTGCTTTGAAGGGTATGTAGATGATGTATCCAAGTTGTTAGACATGGGTGGTTATCCAGAGGCTACGAAGTTTCTTAAAGCAGGTGGGCAGATAGAGTTCAAGGTAACACACAGTGGACACTATTACCATGAGATGTGTACAGAGATAGACCTGTACAACGACAACTACTATGACCTACGGTTTATGGAAACACCAACCGAGTTCCACCAAGAGGTAGTCAATGCCCTTGATGGGATACTACAACCAGAGATAGATGAGATGTATAACGACGCTGTTGATGTGCTTAGAGGACACATGAGGCAGTTGTATAGAACGCTAGAAAAAGAATATGAACATTTAACAAGCGATGAACTCGTGGAAGAGGCAATCATTGCAAACGATATAGGAGAGTAACAATGGCAACAGTAAGATTTAGTGACAAACTAAAAGATGAAATTGAACGCAAGGCTAAGGATATATTTGCAAAAGAACTTAATGATATACGAGCAGACATACCTGCAACATGGAGTGCTGAGTATCTATACAACACTGTGTTCCCTAAAGACATTAGGGATAAGATGGATGCACTACCCGATAAGTATCTGAAACAAACTAGTCGATTAAACCTTTGTGGTTTCAAGGATATACCAGAGGGCGAGAGTAACGCTTTCTGGGGCTTAAAAACTGATGTACGACTCGCCTTCGCTGAACCTAAGCCTATCCCCGAAGGCTCAGAGCACCCCGAATTTTATATGGGGTGGAGAGGTGTATCACTTAACTATAACACACCACGATTTGCAACTATCCGAGCAGAGTTTAAAGTGTGGCGTGATAAACAGATGGTTGTTAGGGATAAGCGTGAAGTATTTATCGATGGTATCAAACAGATAATGAATACATACTCTACACTCGGCCCAGCCCTTAAGGTATTCCCTGCACTATGGGACTTAGTACCAAGTGAGTACCAAGAACGACACATGAAAATTACCAAGCGTAAGCGAGGTACTACTAAAGAACTTGGTGACCTTGATGTAAACAATTTAACAGCAACAGTAACACTTAACAAACTAACACGATAAGGAGGATACATGGGTACATATACAGGACAGTGGTACACAGCACAAAACACACTACTCGGCAATAGCCATTGGCTTAGAGAAGCAACGGTGACAGACTATGATAGTATCAAAGCATTCTTTGAGCGAGCAAGGTTTCCAGATAAGGGTAAGCCTCTGCGTTCTTGGGCAAGGATATTTAAAGATGGCGATGATTACTATGTTAAAAACTGGCAGACTGAATTATGTAGGTTCAAGCCTAACAACACAGTAGTATTTACTGCTACAACTGAGGAAATATGGCATAGTTCTTGCACCCTAGTTGGCTCATTACATAGAGCAATACCTTTCACTATGATTAGGATTGCTAAAGGTAGGTATCGTGTTGCACATAATGAAGAAGTAATTAAGAACGCTGAGAATAAAAAAGGTGCAGGTGATAATTCGTACCACTATACAGACTGGTGGAAGTGGCTAAAGAAAGAGTCACCCGAATACTTTCAAGGTATTACTTTCGACCTAAAGACTGGCGAGTGCCTTAACCGTAGACCAGATGATAAGTTAAAACCTATCCCAGAGAAACGACGCGAATGGTTGAGAGCATTGCGAGAGTTCAAGAAGGGTATTAAAGTTAGAGCCAAGATGAATGTGTTTGAGGGTATCTCTGATATAGTAGTAACGGAAGACGTACTACATCTGCATTACTACGACAGACCAGATTGGTCACATGGTAAGTATAAAGAACTACTATTCACAAGCATTAGAGATAATAAGTTTTCACAAGAACTATTAGTAGGTATTACTAAGACCCATAGACCTGCTCACTCGTGGAGTTGGGCAAGACCTACACCTGCTGAGGCTGTTATAGCAGTAGATAAGATATGTAGTACATATAGTGTAGAACTACGCAGACAGTTCGGAGTGTTTGAGAAATGAGTGTCGTAGTATGGGACGGTATGACTCTTGCTACTGACAAGTCAGCAAGTAATGGAAACATACACCACTGTGTTGATAAAGCATGGTTGAACGGTGATGTACTGCTAACAGGTACAGGTTCACTTGGATGTATACTTGCAATGCGAGAGTGGTACAAAGCAGGTGCAAAGCCAGAGGACTTTCCAGAGATACAGAAGGGAAATCTATGGTGTCACTTTATAGTGGTAAATGAACATGGGTTAATGCGATATGAACAATCGCCGATACCTATCGAGCATGGGCGTAGGGCTTGTGCTTTTGGAAGTGGGCAAGATGTTGCCTATGGTGCATTAGCAATGGGTGCTAGTGCTGAACAAGCAGTGGGTATAGTAAACCAATATGTCGCAGACTGTGGGCATGGTGTAGATGTATTCACATTATTAGGAGAGTAAAGATGAAAGGAACATCAAAGAAAGAAAAGATAATATCATATGTTAAATCAAACCCTAACAAGACTGCAGCACAAGTTGCTAAAGCGTTAGGTGTTAGACAGAAGTATGTGTACGTAACCAAGTCTGCAGCAGGTTTAACTAAGCCTAAGCAGAAGCCAATCAATAATGCAATGAAGCATGCTATTACTGATGCCTTAATGAAAGCATCTGGTAAGAAAAGCAAGGCAACCAAACAGAAAGTTGTTGGTACAAAGTCTATGAAGGTGAGCCTACAAATAGAGATGACAGAAGGCACACTCACCATGAGTATGGCTGAAGCTAAGGAGTTATATGGTCTACTCAAACCAATGATGGAGAAGTAATGGACATAGTAACCATCGACTTCGAAACCTATTGGGATAAGAAGTTCTCTCTATCTAAGATGACAACAGAGGAGTATGTACGCAGTGCAGACTTTGAAGTCATAGGTGTAGGTATTAAAGTTAATGATAACCCCACTGATTGGTACAGTGGGGAAGATGTTGGTGGGTTCTTAAATAGCCTCGACTATACGGACAAGGCTATCCTCTGCCATAACACTTACTTTGATGGTGCAATCTTATCATGGTTGTATAACATCAAACCAAAGTTTTGGTTCGATACTATGTGCATGGCTAAACCTAGGCATATGATGGCGGAGGGTAGTTCCTTGAAAGCCTTAGCAGATTACTATAATATAGGTGAGAAAGGTGCAGAGGTGGAGAACACAGTAGGTAAACGACGCTTAGACTTTAGTGAGAGCGAGATGAAAGACTTCGCTGATTACTGTATCCAAGATGTTGAGTTAACCTACAAGTTATTTAACAAACTAAAACAGGGCTTTCCACCACATGAACTAATGATTATCGACCAGACTATGCGTATGTACACAGAGCCAACAGTGGTACTTGACACTAGTGTACTGGAACAACACCTTGTTAAAGTTAAGCAAACCAAGACAGACTTAATCAATGACCTATCAATGGGTCAATTCACAGAGGCACAGATAAAGAAGGTACTGATGAGTAATGATATGTTTGCTAAGTTGCTTGAGTCATTAGGTGTAGAGATTCCAACTAAGACTAGTCTACGAACAGGTAAGGTTGCTTTTGCATTTGCTAAGACTGATAAAGCATTCTTAAACTTACTGGAACACGACAACCCTCAAGTGCGTAGCCTCGTTAAGGCGAGACTTGGTACCAAGTCTACCATAGAAGAAACCAGAACGCAACGGTTGATTGAAACTTCCAAGCGTGGATACTTGCCTATTATGCTCAAGTATTATGGTGCTCATACTGGTAGGTTCTCTGGTGGGGACAAGTTAAACCTACAGAACTTACCTCGTAACGGTGCTATTCGTGAGGCTCTGACTGTACCACTAGGGTATAAGATGATTGCCTGTGACTCATCACAAATTGAGGCACGAATGACAGCGTATGTAGCAGGGCAAGAGGATTTACTTGAAGCCTTTAGGGAGGGGCGTGATGTGTATAGTGAGTTCGCTTCTGATGTGTATGGATATGAAGTAAAAAAGACTGATAAAGTTAAACGCTTCGTTGGTAAAACATGTATACTTGGTCTTGGTTATGGCATGGGTCATGTTAAGTTTAAAGATACCTTAGCACTAGGTATGGGTGGACTGTCCGTTGATGTCGACGAATTTGAAGCACAACGAATAGTAAATTTATACAGACAAAAGAACCATAGGATTGTCGCACTCTGGAATAGATGTGGCACGGTTCTTACAGGCATGTTAGCAGGTGGTAGTGGGCAGATTAACGACATTCTGTCATACGACTCCGAAGGTATATTGATGCCGAACGGTTTGCGTATTCATTACCCTGCATTAAGAGCAGGTTCGGGAGGGTTCTCCTATCTTGCTGACTCTCGTGTGTTTAGAAAGCATTCGAGTGGTGAAGGTGTTGCAGGTAATAACTGGACACGGATATACGGTGGTAAGGTAGTGGAGAATGTAGTCCAAGCCCTTGCTAGGAATGTAGTTGCAGAGCAGATGGTGCGTATAGGACAGCGATACCATGTGTCTTTCCAAGTTCATGATGAGATTATCATCGTGGTTAAGGAAGAAGAAGCAGATGAAGCACTAGCATTTATGATAGATGAAATGTCTAAGCCCCCAAGTTGGGCGAAGGATTTACCAGTGGCTTGTGAAGCAGACCTTGGTGATAATTATAGTGAAGCAAAATAGGAGGAGTAATGCAACAACATATACACGCAGAAGTAATTCATGCATGGGCAGAGGGTTATACAGTACAGCGAGTTGAAAAATTGTGCTGTGATAAATCATATAAACGGTGGGTTGACTGTACATCTACACCGATGTGGTTTGAAGATGAAGAATATAGGATTAAACCAGTGGCTAAGGAGGAGGAACATGCTTGACACATTAATAAGTTGGTTAGGGTTATTAGTAATACTATCATTAGGGTACGCTGCAGGTGCTATGCACATGGTATACCTAGGTAAATGTGACAAAGTATTTGGAGGTGACAAATGAAGTTATCACATTCATTCTCAGCATTAAAGATGTATGAGAACTGTCCGAAAAGATATATGCACCAACGTATCAACAAGGAAGTACAAGATGAGGGAGGTGAAGCAAGCCTATATGGTGAGCGTATCCATGAAGCATTAGAGTTAAGGCTTAGGGATAAGACACCACTGACTGATGAAGCCAAGTTGTATGAGGGGCTGTGTGTACCTATAGAGGAAGCAGCAGAAGGTGGTGAGTTACTAGTAGAGCAGAAGATGACGCTTGATGAGAACCTAACACCAACAGATTGGTTTGCACCAGGTGCATGGCTTAGGTCTATACTCGATGTACTGATTGTACATGAAGACAAGGCATATGTAATAGACTGGAAAACTGGTAAGCGTAGACCAGACTTTACACAGATGGAAATGTTTGCACTACAAGTATTCAAGCACTACCCTAAAGTAAGCACAGTTAAGACTTCATTGATATGGTTAAAGACTAAGCAGATGGACACAGAAGTTTACAAACGTGAACAGTCTAACGAGATGTGGACTCGTTTGATGACACGTATCAATAGGATATATGAGTCAGCAGAGAGTGACAACTGGCCGCCTAAGCCAAGTGGGTTATGCCCTTGGTGTCCAGCGAAACATATGTGTGACTATGCAAAACTATAGTTGACACTGTTGTAAACATAAGTATAATGTAAAGGAAGAGGAGGAGTAAATGGCAACAACACCAGAAGGTAGGATTAAGAGTCGACTGGATAAAGTATTTAAGAAGCATAAGATATGGTACTTTAGTCCACAGTCTGGCCCATTTGGAAGAGCAGGTATACCCGATAGACTAGCAGTAGTTAAGGGTAGACTGTTGGGTGTCGAGGCAAAGGCTGACAGTAAGAAGAAACCTACACCACTGCAAGTTAAGTGTATGAAAGATATAGAAAAAGCAGGTGGTAAATGCTTTCTAGTCTTTGATGAAGCAACCATTGATGAGGTAGAACAATACATCATCAGTGCAAAGGAGGTGCAATGGTAGTAGTCGAACAGGCAAAAGCGATTGCACTAAAGTTGGATAACCCTAATCGTGTGCTTAGTTGCATACCATCTGCTAAGGTGATGAAGGTTAAGGGGAGTGAGATAGTTGTAACACCACATAAGATAGACGAAGTAAAGGTGTTACGCAACTTAGGTATCTCAGTACCATCACCTATCCTACATTACTATGATTGGGTAGGTAAGTTTACACCTTATAAACATCAGCGATTAACAGCGGCGTTTTTAACTATGCATAAGAAAGCACTGGTACTTAATGACATCGGTACAGGTAAGACACAATCGTCACTATGGGCTGCAGATTATTTAATGAACGCTGGTGAGGTTAAGAAGTGTCTAATCATATCGCCATTGTCTACACTTGAGAGAGTATGGGGTGACAGTATATTTACTGGATTTATACACCGTACTGCTGTAACACTGCATGGAACTGCGGCACGTAGGAAGAAGTTATTAAAGACTGATGCTGACTTCTACATTATTAACCATGATGGGTTTAACATCATAGCAGAAGAAGCAAAGGGAATGTTTGACTTAATCATTGTTGACGAAGCAGCAGTGCTACGCAACCCATCTACTAATCGGTTTAAGATATTCCGTAAGTGGATGGAGAGTAACAAGCAGACAAGACTATGGATGATGACAGGTACACCTACACCTAATGACCCGACTGATGCTTGGGCGTTAGCGAAGTTAGTCAACAGCCCGTTCTGTTCGAACACATACACTGCATTCCGTGACCAAGTGATGATGAAGATAGGTCAGTGGAAGTGGTTACCTAGACCAGAGTCAGTGGACATTGTGAAAGATGTATTACAACCATCAGTTAGGTATACAAGAGATGAGTGCTTTGACCTGCCAGAAACTATTGTGCAGACAAGGAAAGTACCACTGACTAAAGAGCAAGAAAAGTATTACAAGGAAATGCTGAGGCGTTTTGTTATTGAAATGGAAGAGGAGGAAGGCTCTATCACTGCTGTTAACGAGGCTGTTAAATTACAGAAACTTGTACAGATAGCATGTGGTGTGGTCTATGATGATGACGGACAGAACATTGAGTTGGACTGTTCGCCTAGGGTTAAAGTAGTAGAGGAGGTGATAGAGGAAGCAGGAGAGAAAGTTATATTGTTCGTTCCGTTAACTGGAACATTACATATGTTGGAGGAGAAGTTGAAGAAGCGTTGGACTGTCGGAGTTATTAATGGTGCAGTAAGTGCAACAAAGCGTAACCAGATATTCAACGACTTCCAAAATGGTAAAGACCCACAGGTATTGATTGCACACCCTGCAACAATGGCACATGGGTTGACACTAACATCAGCATCAACCATCATATGGTATGGGCCGATAACAAGTAACGAGCAGTACGTTCAAGCGAATGGTCGTATTGAACGAATAGGTAAGAAGCATACTTCGAATGTTGTGCATATTGAATCCATAGCAGTGGAGTCTAAGATGTATGACAGACTACGTAACAAACAAAAGTTACAAGGGTTGCTTCTTGATTTAATACAACAAGAAACGAGGTGACATATGAGTCTAACAGTAGACCAAATAATCGAGACGTACATGAAGTTACGCTCAAAGAAAGAAGTCATTGAAGCTGAAGCGAAAGCCAGAGTCAAAGACATAAAAGAAAACATGACCAAACTGGAAGCGTGGTTAAAGGAAAAGGCAGATGCAGATGGAGTAACATCCTTCAAGACCAATCATGGTACAGCATTCCTTACTACTAATGACTACGCTCGAGTTGCAGACTGGGACGCTATGCTAGGATTTATCCAAGAGAATAATGCATACGACCTGTTCGAAAAGCGTGTAAGTAAAACAGCAGTTCGAGGATACATCGACTTGAACAAGGCTGTTCCAGCAGGAGTAACATACGGTACAAAGATTGACGTCAATGTTCGTAAGCCTGCACCTAAACTCGATGTGTAACTAATAGGAGAGAAATAATGTCAAACATTGTTCCCAGTAATATCCAAGTTCCTGCTCACTTAGCAGGCAAAGTAGGCACGCCATCAGCATTGGCGCAATCGTTAACAGGTGGACTAGCAACAGGAGGCGATGGCTTCCCACGTATATCCATCAAAGGCAGTCGCTTCCGTATTGTGGACGGAGGTGATGAGACTGTACTTGACTCAACCAAGATTGATGTAATCGTTGTGGGTGCTAACCCTAGATTATCTAAGACATGGTATGAGAAAGCATGGACTCCAGACTCAGAGCCTTCAGCACCAGACTGCTTCTCGTTGACTGGTGTCGGCCCACATGCTGATAGTACCAACCCACAGAATGACTTGTGTGCCTCATGTCCTCAGAATGCTTGGGGTTCTAAGTTAACACCACAAGGTCAGCAGATTAAAGCCTGTGCAGACCAGAAACGATTAGCAGTGGTTGCTGCTGATGATGCAGGTGGTGCAGTGTACCTACTACAAGTAACTCCAGGTGCATTGAAAGGGTTGAACGCCTACCAGAAAGAACTATCTACAAGAGGTATCCCACCAGAGATTGTTAAGACCACGTTGTCTTTCGATACTGATGCGTCATACCCTAAGTTAGCGTTCGGGTTTGGTGGCTTCATCGACGAAGCAGCTCAAGCCGCAGTAGATAAACTGTTTGGTACTGACCAAGTGTTAAAGATAACAGGTGAGAAAGAAATGGACACACCTGCTGTACCTAAAGTTGAAACAAAACCTGCACCAGTGGTTGAAGCAAAGGAAGAACCTGCTGTAAAAGGATTTGGTAAAGCCGCACCTGCTGAAGCACCTAAGCCTAAGGCTAAAGCGAAACCTAAAGCAAAGAAACCTGCTGCTGAACCAGATGCTGCACCAGTTGCAGACACTGCGACAGGTAACTTGGCTGATGAAATCGCTGCTCTTGTAGGAGATGTTGCTGATGACTAAACAGACCCCACTTGATTTTTCTAAAGTGGAGTCGCTTCGCAAGCATATGATGCTTACTATCACTGACATGGCGTCAGTGGTGGGAGTATCCCGCATGACTTATCATAGTTGGAAGAAGGGTGCAACCATCCGTAGACACAACGATAATAAGTTACGTGATACCTTGCGAAAACTACTGTTGGTTATGCAGGACAAAGGGTGGCCATCACCCGATGTTATTGTTCTTGAACCAAAGGATAGAAAAAAGCGACTTCTTAAACATTTAGAGGAGTATCATTAAGCAGACTAGAGAGGGGAACTTCCCCTCTTTTTATTGAGGAGGACACATGAACACGTTGGAATTTTTACAACGCGTTCTACCTACTGAGGGCTTCTATGTCACTACTGTCATCAACAAAGATGGTAATAGACAAGGGTTCTTCGATAGTGTAGACGAACTAGCAAAGGTCTGTATTAGGTCAGACCAAACTAAAAACAATACCTACTACGCAATATCAGCCTTCAAAACGAAAGGCAATAGGAAGCAGGATAATGTCAGAGCAACCAAAGTTGTTGCATTAGATGTAGACTGTGGTGAAAATAAACCATACCCAAACTGGAAGGAAGGATTAAAAGCATTGGGTAAGTTCCTTGAAGAAATGAAACTACCTAAACCTATGGTAGTATTCTCTGGCAACGGACTGCATGTTTACTGGGTATTAACCAGAGAACTAGAACCACATAAATGGAAGCCACTCGCTAGTGCTATGAAACTAGCAGCGGCAGAGAAACAGTTCGAGATAGACGCAGGTCTTACAACTAACAGCGCACTGGTATTACGACCAGTCGGAACTCATAACCCGAAGAATGGGAATGAGGTAAAGTTGTTAATGGATGCTGAGCCTGTTACACCTGAAGTTCTTTCAGATGTATTATCAAACTACGTACAGTATAGCCCGGGCCCTAATAGTCGACAACCACGTGAGAGTTCGTTGTTAGGTAATCTTGCAGCAACCCAAGAGTATCCACCTGCTGTCGGCACTGTAGTTGCAAGCAAGTGTCAGCAGATTGAGTGGGCAGTTAAGAACCAGAAGGATGTACCCGAGCCACTATGGTATAGCCTTATCGGAGTTGCTGCATTCTGTGTAGACCCAGAAGAAACAGCAATCAAGTGGAGTGAGGGGCATGATGCTTACTCTGAGTCAGTAACAAGGGATAAAGTTATCCAGTGGAAAGACAATGCTACTGGCCCAACAACTTGTGACAAGTTTAAATCTGATAGACCAAATGGATGTAGAGGGTGTAAATATGCAGGCAAGGTAGGCTCACCTGCAAGACTGGGTATCCAATACCAAGAAGTCGCAATCACCACTGAAGCACCAGATAAAGTAGCGAACTTAGTACCTATCCCGAAACCGTTCAAGCGAACTGCTCAAGGTATTAAGATGACTATTGATGATACTGATATCGATGTTTGTAAGTTTGATATATACCCAGTTGGGTATGGACGTGATGACCACCTTGATTATGAAGTGGTACGCTACCACTGGAAGCGACCTCATATTGGGTGGACAGAACTTAAATTAAGACAAGCATACCTTACTGATGGGAGTAGAGAATTTCCCACTGCTATTGCAGACCAAGGTATAGTGTTAATTAGTAAACGACAAACGGAGTATTTTCAACTTATGTTACGAAGCTACATGGAAGAGTTAAGGCAGATGCGTACCATGACTAACCTCTATTCAACCATGGGTTGGAAAGAAAACAACACGCACTTTGTCATAGGAGATACTGTCATAAGTAAGGTCGGTGATGGCAGTGTTAAAGAAGAACAAGTTACATTATCTGCCGCAACCAATTCAGTTAGCGGTGATATGTATGGCAAGAAAGGAAGCAGTGAAGCGTGGACTAAGATGACCAACATGCTAGAGAAAGCACATATGCCAAGTCATATGTTTGCTTTAGGTGTTGGGTTTTCTGCACCACTATTCAACTTCACTGGCTTGAAAGGACTAACAGTTTCATTATATGGGCCAACAGGTGGAGGTAAAACACTAGCTCAATACTGGATACAATCCATCTATGGTAACCCAGACAAGTTGCACTTCGCTGCGAAGTTCACACAGAACACACTGTTCAACCGTATGGGTTTGTATGCCCACTTACCGATGACCATTGATGAAGTAACTATGATGCAAGATAAAGAGGTAGGTGACTTCTGTTACTGGGTGAGTCAAGGTAGGGATAAGGCTAGGCTTAGTCGTACTGCTGTTGAGCGAGATGCTAAGACTTGGGCAACGCCAGTTGTTGTATCTACAAACAAGTCAATGCAATCTAAACTGATAGCATCTGGGTTAGATACTGATGCACAGATGGCACGTTTGTTAGAGGTAACTGTGCCTGCACATGAGCTGTTTACTAAGAATAGTACGGCAGGTCGAAACCTCTATAACTTTGTTACAAATAACTACGGCCATGTCGGCCACACATTCATAAACAAGTTGTTAGAAATAGGTGCTGATGATATAGCTGCAATGATTGCAGAAGTAACAGAGAATTTCCACAAAAGGTATGACGCTGAGTTCAGTGGTGAAGAACGCTACTGGGAACAAGCCATCATTCTATCAGACCTAGCATCTAAACTTGCTAGTGATTGGGGCTTGATTGATTACGACTATACGAAGGGGACTGAGTGGGTACTAAATCAGATTGGTGCTATCCGTACTGTTGCTGCTGAGAGTAAGATGGACTCATTCGATATCCTTGCTGCATACCTTAACGACTTCGCTGATGTTGCTGTCACTGTTATGCACACAGCAGGGCAGAAGCCAGTGGTTGACTTCCAACGCTTACCTCGTGGAGAGATACGTGTTAGGTTCGATGTCTTCCGTAAGACAATGACTGATGTCTTCAGTAGTGGAACGCTTATGTTAGACCGTACCCACTTCCGTAAATGGTTATCAATGCAAGGCCATGACTACAAGTCTTTCTGCGGTGAGTTAAAGACTGAGCATATTGATGCAACACCTAAATCCAAGAAGTGTTTTTTAGGTAAGAGTACACCGATTAAATTAGGTCAATCTTATGTTGTTGGTGTTAACCTTAACCACCCTAGACTACAAGGCATACTTGATGATGCTGATGTAGCCGCTGAAGATTTACTTCAAGGGCAGTTACAGATGGTTGATTAGTCGTTAGCAAATACGTCCATTAACCAGTTAGTCTCTTGTCTGATACTCTTAGGTGCAGACTTGAGATACCTCTCTGAGGTTGTCTTGTTCCATTCTCTGTATGCTCTATTTGCAGACTTACGGAAACTCCTAATGTAGAACTCAGAGCCTTGGGCAGCCTCATTCCACTCTCGTACATTCTGTACAATCTGATTCATAGTATCCATATCACCAACAATCTTCGCTTTAATATAAGCATTACGGAACTCAGCGCGTATATCTTTTGCGTAGTCTGCTGACTGTTTAGACATCCTAACAATATCATTCTCTGCTGTTGCAACTGCTGGGTAGAAACCTAGCATCCTTGTAAACGCTGTCCACGCTGTCACATCTCGTGACACTACTTTACCTTGAGCATTAGTAATCATACCGTCATTATGGAATGTGTATCCATCTGTAATTGCGCGTACTGCAGTGATAGGCGACTCCCTTAAGATGGTCTTCATATCCGTATGACCAGACCTTAACCCTAATGCTTCTAACCCATACTTACTCAGCTGTCCTGCTGTGCCTACAATACCACTTGCTGTTGTCCATACTGGGCCGAAGGCATTCTCTGTTTCACGCCATGGGTCTGAGCCTGCTTTGAACAAACCAGTAAGTGGGAATAAATCACCAAAGCCTAGTCTAGTCGATACTGTTCCACCAAATGACCTATCAACCACACCTCTCATAAACAACGGACCAAAGCCGGGGGCTATGTCCTCGACAATTTCTAGTGCTGCCTTCTCGACTGTTGGCATCTTGATACCAAAGGACTGGGCTAGTGTATCTAGTAAGTCCATGATATCATCAGCGAAAGGCATACCTTTTAGGCCCGCAACTAAGAACAGTAAACCCATAGAGTAAATCTTACCCTTCTTATCCATCTGAGCAAATAGCTTGATGGCAGATAGAGTGAACTGCTTGTACATCATAGGGTACTGGAATAAGTTACCACGTGCAATCTCTGGTCTATTGTACATATCATAGTTACCCTGGCTATCATATACAAATTGCCCTGCCTTGTCCTTAGCGTAGGCATCAATCTCTTGTTTGGTAGCGTTAGGGTTTGCTGCTGTATATCTATCTCGCTCTAATCGATATGCTGCTAATCCAGATACACGTCTGTTAAGTTGCTCTGTTTGTGAGAACATATACATCCATGCTGTAATTGCCTTGATAGCCTTAGCACTCTGTACACCACCACGCGATGAACCTAGTAGAGCATTCATCTGTGCAGGAGCCATGGTTCCTCGCTCAGTTTCATATAGCATAAACTCAGCTTCATCTTTTGTTAGTCCATATTCGTTGTACTTATTATCACCGTTAGTCTTTTCCCAGTCCTTAACCATGTCATATAGGAACTCGGTCTCACCGAACTTAGGGTTCTTAACATTAGCTATTGCTACACCAGTTGCCTTAGCAGCCTTGGAGAAACCAAACCCTCCACCGAAGCCACGCTTGTCATTGTAAGTTGCGAGGTTCGGGATGGTAAGTAGGGGGATAGAAGTTAAGTTCACTGCAGCTGTAGCGAAACTCATACCTAACTGCATAATTACAGTTGCAAGTTTCAGCTGCGAGCCAACCTTACCAGATAATAAATCCTCTGTACTTGTCACGATGTTTCTGGTCTGGTCATACCATGCTAGTAGTTTCAGCCCTTCGTCACGGTAAACTTGTCCACGACCTTCAAGTTTTAACTCAATGTTTTCACCATCTACTACGATGGTTTCTATACCACTACCAGTTATAGGTGCAGAGTGTCGGTACATATATGCATATGTGTCAAAGCGTTGCTTAGCAATAAACTTAGCTTCTTCATTCTTCGCTTCACTTACCTCTTTAGCTAAACGCTTAAGTGTTGGTTTATCACCACGCCACTTACTGTCGTTAGCCATTAGTCTATCAATAGCGTAGCGATACTCACTCTTAGCAGCAACGTGTGCTCTAGTTTCTAAATAAGATGCGATGTGTTTCAGTACATTCTTGTCCCAACCTGGGTTACCTGTTCTCATCAAATGCTTACGAGCTTGTGACTCGTAACGTGATGTTGCAGTAACCACCCGCTCTTGTTGGCGGGGGGTTAGGTTAATATCTAATCTAAGTAATAGACCTGCGATGTCCCTGTATGATGCTGAACCAGCAGTTGGAGCCTGCTTAGCAGCAGTACCTCGTTCGGCTACGAACTCCACATATCGCTCATGTCCATCTCGGTCTTTAACTTTAATACCTTTATGCTTACCTAAGGTGCTATCTAAATAGTCTACAATCTCTGCCGCCTGCTGAGTAGAGTCAACTTGGTAGTATGGCATCTGTGCTTGTAAGCCTTCATCTAATGCTATCGGAGCGCCACGCTTTCCTTTGTCATATAAGTACGCCTGTACTCTAACTTGATACTTCGCATCACGAACCAACTGAACATATGAACCCATGATGGTACTCTTAGCACCAATCTGAGCGTTAGCAATCTGGTTACTAACTGTGAATAAAGTCTGGATTGTATGTTGGATTTCTTCGGCTTGTGCTTTCGAAAGTTTCTTATCGCGTAGTGCTTGTACACGCTCAAGGATATCTGTTCGCCCCTTGAACAACTTACCATGCTCACCAGTACCATGCTCTACTGACTGCTTAAGGTCATTAAACTTCTTCGGCTCATATAGGCTACGTTGGATTGCATATAAAAACTCTTCAGCTTTATCCTTTGATTCATCTGATAGCCTGTACGTATCCTCATCATCAAGGATAGAACCCTCAACTCGAATGTCGTAATACTCATTCATCACCTTATGGATAAACTCTATATCTGTACTGTCTATATGTACACCTGCACCACCACGTTGTTTGCGTAGGTCATCGATGTAAGCAACACGCTCTGTGAATGCACTACGCACATCAGCAACTAATACGTCAACTGTAGCCTGGTCAGTAGCACTACGGTTCTCTTGATACATCTTCCAAATAACATGGTCTTCAGTAAATGACTCATCATGTAGCCAAGGTGCTGTTGCTTTCGTACCCCATATCGAACCATCTTCACCTACCTTAATACCTTTGCGTAAGTCAGCTAGTGATATAGCACCGAACTCTGATGCTCGTTTAAATGCGTCCTCATTAACTGTTACATTCCCTTCTTCATCAGTTATAACAAGGTCTGGGATTTTATTTAAGTCTGTTTCAGACAGTTGGTTCTTCTTATAGATAGCAGTATATGCTAGTATCTCACCTGCTTTTAACTTATCATCTGCAGTAGCATAAGGCTTAAGCCAAGTGTTGGCGCCGTACTGCGTCTTAGTTTTTAACTGGTAGTGGTTAAGGTAATCTTTAGAAGCGTTGGATACCGCCACAAAGAAACCATATAAATCTGTTAGTCCTTCACTACGAGTAGCTTTATGGTTAAGAGTTTGCAGTGCTTCGAATACACTACCTACTGCTGACTGTACGCCACCTGCTTTCCTAAGCATAGTTTGAACACCATTACTCTGGATGTAATCTTTAATGCCACCTAAGCCACCGGTTATAGTATCAATCTTATTCTGAGCGTTCATCGCTATGAAGTCACTACCTAGGTTAGCGTTGTTAGCTTGTGCTGTAAAGCGGATACTGTTACCACGTTCACGCATATCTAATAGTGCTTGACTAATATCATTAACGTCGAATGTACCGATACCCTTACCATAGCGTATAAAGCGGCGGATATTACCTACCCAGTATCGTGACATCTCATCACCAAACTTAAGCCCGACTTTATTAAGAGCGTTCTTAATCATTGTCCACACTCTATTAAGTAGAGATGTGTCTAGTATCATTGCCTTATCAGCAATGGCTTCTTCAATCGCTACATACTTATCAGCATCGTGGATATCAACTTGGTGGTCAACTATGTTTCGGATGTTAGCATCTGCGTTATAGATACTATCTAGTAGTTTCTTAAGTTTCGCTTTAGGGACAACGGTGCGGAGACCATGGTGACCTAAGATTTCATGAGCTAGAATTGTCTTAACTTGCTTCTCAGTTTTAATGTTTCCACTGAACAGGACTACATCAGTACCCATATGGAATGCCATAACATTAGTGCTCTCATCAAACTTACCAGTTGCTTTAGCTTTATCGAATAGAGTTTTGTTCTGTTTCTTAAACGCAGCAGTGTCGTGGTATACCTTGATAGCAGGCTTAAGCGTGGTCTTTAAACTGTTGATAAAGTTAATAGCTATCACTTCAACTTGCCCTACACCAACATTAGCATAGAGCGGATTACCATCCTCACCGAAGAACATAACGTCATCATCTTCGTTAGTACCCCACTGGTCTAATAAACCAAACTCATCTGCTTGTCTAGTACGTGACTCTGTTGCCGCCTTCGCTATATCTTCTTGCTCTGCTATCTGTGCTGCTTCTTCAAGGATATCTGCGAGACTCTGTGTTAACCCTTGCTTCTTACGCTCAGCCATCTGGGCTGTCTTGTTAGGCTTAGCTGCAACAGCTTTAAGTTTGTCAGCGTAAGTGGTTTCATCTTTCTTAATACCAACTTCAGCAGTAGTAGGTGCGAAGCGTTGCGTAGTTTGTCCTTCTGCGTTAGTGAATGAACGTTGGTTAAGTTTTAACTTACCGTCTGCAAACCAGTCTTTAATATTATGGTCACGCCACTTGGTATTACGTAGTTCTTTAGCAGTCAGCTGGTTATATAAACCCTCAATCTCTGTCACTGATGCATCATTTCTTCTATTAGCACCGCTGAGCTTAAGCCTATCTAAACGGTTGGTCAGAGTCTCGGGGGTTGTTACCTCGACCTCCTCTACCTTAGCTCTAGCCTGCTTAGGTTTATCCATACCCCAGGTTTTCTCTACTTCGCTAGTTTGCTTAGCAGTAAGTGGTACAACTTTAGCAATAGGATGCTCAGCAACAGGAGTGCCTTCAATAGGGTTATCCATCATAACTTCGCGCAGTGCGTCAGCCACGATATCGCGTTCAACTTGTGCTACCTTTAGGTTGTTAAGCATGTAGTCAATAAACTCTGGGCCTTTTAAGATGTCATTCTTCTTACCAGCATTCTTAATATATGTAAGGTATGCCACATCACGCATAGCATCTTTAAACAGCGGGGAGTTTACTGAACGCATAGCTTTAGTAATGGCTCTAGGTAATTTACCTTGGTTAAGTAGTAAGTCATCAACAGCTTTCTCTTTCTGCCCCTCTCTAGTTACCTCACCAGTTTTTATTTTGTTCTCAAACTTTTGCCTACCAGTCTTAGTGAAGTCAGCGAATGATACATCGATGAACTCAAGGTATGGAGTCTGCTGACTCAACCATACTCTCTCAACTTCATCCTTAAGCCTAGCAGCTTCTTTGACTGCATCCTGCTCTGCTTTCTTAACTGCTTCAGAGTTAGCCTTATCTTTAGCCTCTGCTGCAGCCATCGCCTTAGCTGATTCTATTGCTTTAGTACCACGTTTATCAATATCGTTTATAAGTTCTTCAGTTAACTTACCATCTAGGTAAGCTTGGTTAAACTCTTTACGTGTTGCATCGTCTAAGTTGGAGTAACGCACCTCGCTACCCTCTGGTCTAACTCTAGCATACATAGCACCGATGGCTTGCTTACTCTTTAGCTTCTGCTTCTTCTTAATAGGGTCAGCTTTATTGGCAGTGTCCACTGACTTCTGTCTAGCAGTACGGGTGTCAACCACTTTCTTCTCAGCTGGCTTCTTCTTAGGAGCAACAACTTTAGGCTTTGGTTTATCCTTCGACTTCGACTTCTTAAGCTCAACTTTCTTAGCTGGCTTCTTCTTAAGCTCAACTTTTTTAGGAGCTACAACTTCTTCTTCATCCTCATCCCTTGGCTTTTGTTTCTTAACCTTAGGTTTGCCACCACTCACTGCACCCACTGCTGCAATCTTGTTCTCATCAACAGCCTTCTTAACTTTCTTAACAGTCTTCTTAGCTAGCTCGTTTACTTTCTTACCAGCATTCGCAGCCTTAGCCATCTTAGCTAGGAGTTTAGCGTTAGTCTTATTAACCTGACCCCTATCAACCATGGCTTCCCAATGCTTACGCATGTCGTCGGGTATATCAGCATAGTCTAGGTTCTCTGCATTCTTAGGGCGTAACTCAATCCACGCTTTCTCTGCTTCAGTCTTAGTTTCTTCAGATGACTCAACTGCCTCAACTATTTCTTCTTGCTCAGGGATACCTTTGTTGTACTCTTGCTGTGAGCGCTCTTCATTCGCTTTACGCGCAGCCTTATCTGCTGCCGCTCGCTCTTTCTTAGTCATCGCTGCCACTTCTGTGCTACGCTCAGCTGCCTGCTGTGCTTCAGCACGTTGGGTCTCAGCACGCTGTCGGATGATTTCAAGCATAGCGTTGGCTCTCTCACGACGAGCCTCATCTGATTGTGCTTGTCTTGCTTCTTCTTCACGACGTTGTATCTCAGCGTTCCTTAGTACAATTCGCTGACGCTGTAGTTCATTCTGCTCTTGCCTCTGTGCAATCTCTCTACGGCGTTGTATCTCAGCTTGTTCAAGCTGCTCAGCAGTATACTCTGGAGTAACCAGTGGGTTCTCCCTAACTTCAACCTCTCTGTCACGCTGGTTTATCCCTTTTAACCCTTGCCTTTGCTGGGTCTGTAAAGCCTCATCAGTTGCCCCTAACCCTTGCTCAACTGTAGGTTGTACCTCAGCGTCTGGGAATAACTCAGCCTGGCCTTCACCAACCACATCAAACACAGGGGCAGTTGAGTCGGAACGTGGGTCTTCAGCTGCTTGTTGCTGCCATACATCTGGAAACGCGTTGTCCTGCTCAGCGTTCGCCACCTCATCAGCCTGCATAATAGCAGCAGAGTCAATAGCATTAATCTCTTCTTGTAGTGCCTCGTTCTTACCAATCAGTTCATCACGCTCTGCATTGTTTGTTACCGTCTTAAGCAACTCATTATTAGTTGCAATCATGGCTTCTAACTCAGCACGCGCATCGATGTCAGTTGTAGGTTGTGGTACGTCAGTACCATCGAGGTCGACTTGTTCACCCCCAACGGGCTCATCTAAAAACTTAGTTTTCTCTGCAACTAGGTCTACTTCTTCATTACCACTTAGGTCTACTTTACTAGGCTTTCTACCAGATAAGTTTGCAAGACCACCGATAGGAGAGCCGACACCTGCACCTGCGGCAAACGCATTTAATAATCGCTTCTTACCCTCTGGTGTATCAATGCTAGCCTCTGGGTTAAGACCCATAAGTAATGCTTCTTGCCCTGCCTCAGTTGAACCCTCAGCTACAGCACCGACACCTGCGCCTGTACCAAACCTACGAGCGATACCACCTTTACCTCTCTTAATACCGCCTAATAAGCGTGATGCAAGTAAAGCTTCTGGAGCTGTCTCTAATAGTGTGTATGGTATTGCACCGAAGAATGCTTTTAATCTAGCGTTGTTTGGGTCTGTATCTTTAACCTCACCAAATATATCCGATGCACCAATCGCATAGTTATTTGCAAGCACTGCGGATATACCCGAGGTCTGCCTAAGAATCTTCTGGTCTGCTGCACTCAAGGATTTAAAGCCCTCACCCTTCTCCTTGGCTTTCATCCTATTCTTAATAGCTTTCTTAAGTGCTTTCTTAAATGATGCCTTGCCTGCTACTGCTGTGATGCCTGAACCAAGTCCAGTGAATTGACCACCACCACCTACATAACCAAGTACAAACGTGGCTAATGACTCAATCATGTTCGGCCCTTGTTGGGCTAGGTTCGCCACGAACCAATCTATACCTGTTTCAACAGACTTAACATCTTCAGAAAACTCACGTTGGTATGGGTCGTTCTTCGCTAGGTCTTCAATCTGTTGTTCTTGAACAGAGCGCCCAGTCTCAGTAGCACCCATAAGTTCAAGCCCATAACCACCAAGTAGTTGTAGGTTATCAACACCGATACCGAAGTTTTTCTTAGCGAGTGTCCCCAACGACGGGTCTTTAATGCTATCAATCTCAGCCTGATAAGCACTACGGTCTAATGTCTGCCACCCTTGGCCAGGCGGTGGGGTATTAACTTCTGGGGCGTTAAGGTACTGCTCGGACTCAAGCATCTTACCATGGTCATCTGCATCAAACATTAAACCATTAACAAAGATTTGACCCTCTGCATTTTCATACGCTTGTGCAAGCGCAGAGGATGGGCCTCTACTCTGTGCTAACGAGTCAGCAACAGTTGGCTGTCCAAGTGTACCCTTTATAACTGCGTCCAGCTTGGGCATACTATATGACTTATTAGTAGGCAGCTTAAACGCTTGGAACGGGTTACTCGATACCTCGAATGATGACGCCGCAAACGGACTTAGACCTGCTTTAATAGCCACTAGCTACCCCCCTATTTATTTAGATAATCTGGTAGTCCTATATTCTTCCAGAAAGCTGACTGATTAAAGTCTATTGTACCACTTCTAATCGCTTGGGATACACCTGATGGGATTTGTGAACTTATGTCAGTAAACTTAGATAGAGGTTTGCCAGATGGTGACTTACCAGGCATTGGGTTGTATAGTACAACCTCACCCGCAGTGTTGGTTAAGAACCCACCACCATTACCATCGCCTAATGAACTGAACTTCACTTCTCTGTCCTTGAACTGTTGTTCAAAGGCAATCTTATCACGCTCATTGATACCCTTAAGCTGCTCAGTGAGTAGTTCCTTAATTATATTGGTTTCATTCGTCGCTTTAGATTGCCCAGTTTCAGCCCCTTCAATCTGTTGCTCAGTTAGCTTCTGTGCGTTCGCTGCTGACTGTGCTCTATATGTAGGGCTAGAGTACATCTGTACTAATTCCCCAATCTCAGCAGCAGTTCTAGGCTCACCCGATATCCTACCATTAGTGATAATATTGTATGTACCATCGGAGCGAGGCTGGACGATAGTCTTAGTATTGGCAAACTCAGATAACACTGCTGAAATACGACTTGGGTCGTTGTTCAATGTAAGGTCTGATATACCTTGCTGACCAATGGCTTCATAAATCGAAACATCTTTCTCAGCTATCTCAGCTCTTAGTGTATCGTACTCTGTCCAGTCACCACTTATCTCTGCAACCTTACGTGCGTTTTGAGCCTTGTACATTAATAGCTGTCGTTGCTGGTAGTGTTGCTCAACTAACCCACCTAGTTGGGTTGGGTCTAACAAGCTAGGGTCTAATCTAACAGAAGCAACTTTCGCTAACTGTAGTGCGTCACTCTTACTAAGTTGGTCTTTATATAAATCCTGGATTGCCTTCTCGCTAGCACGTTTATCCTTGTTGAGTTTCTCCATGAATATAGGTGCGTTGTTAAGGTCGTCATCCAATGTGTTGATGCCTGTTGCAATCTTAGACATATAGTCTTTATGCTTAGCTTCAGCTTCTGCAATTTGTTCTTTGGTATAAACTGGTTTAGCTGCGCCTACACCTGTCTCTACTTGAGTCTCAGTTAAATAGTCTCCACCTTTCTCAATCATTGGTTTAATTGTATCTCGGTAGTATGTTACTAACGCATTACGCTTCTTAGTATTGGCTGAGGCATCACTCTTATCCCCATCAATGAGCGCTTGTATTTTATCCAGCTCACCTGGATTATTTATAAACCATTGCTCTGCTGCACTGTTACTAAATACATCAGTCTCATAGAACTCCGCTAATTCTGCTGACTCTGCAGAGTCTATCTTTGACTGCCCTGTAGCGAAAGGGTTTGTGATATCAAATATATCTGACCCCGAGCCTGATACGGTGCCGCTCCCTGAACGGACGAAGGTTGCAAAGTCCTGCACTTGAGATTGTATACGGTCTGTTTCAGGAGAATCAGTAAACACCTGCTGGAAATTACTCCTACCCACTTCTGATGCAGCTGTTGCAGCATTAGGAGGTGGTAAATATTGCTCGGAACCTTTAGCCTTTTGTGCTTCTTGTAATTTAAGTAGCGCATCTCTAGCATTCTGAGTACCAGTTAAGCGCATGGATTCATCTAATCGAGCTTGGTCATAATCCTTAGTACCTTGAAGAATTGCAGCGTCACGTTCTGTTGCTAGTTTACTTTGTGCATCTAAGTTGAACTCTGGGATTTGTCCATATGTAGCCTGCCCATCTTGACCTGGGCCTATACCTGTGCCAACACCGCCGATTGATTTCTCGAAGTTTGTTATATCTGTTGGGCTTCTACTAGCTTTAGCATTTCGTATATTGTCTAAGCGTTGCAGCTCTGCAATTTTCCGACGTCTAATTTCTTCGTTATACGCAGTGTCTCTGTCCTCTGCTGCACGCTGTCGCTGGAGGGTAATCGCTGCCTCTTTAGCCGCGAGGTTTTCTGCCTCTATTCTGCGGCGGTCATCTCGACCTGCTGCCTGTGCGTCATACCAATTCATCGCCATAAATTTCCCCTATTAGCTTAGTGTTGCATTACCAAATAATTTATTATACGCCTCACGTTCCTTGTCTCTAGCTTCCTGACCACTGGTGTACTGTGCACCTAAGCCTGTGTAGTAGCCCGATAGCTTACTTGATGAATCTGGTAGCATACTTACACCGCTCTCTTGTAATGCTAGTTTCTCTTTAAGGCCACCTTGATAGCCAACGTCATAAGCTGATGCAGCGTGTTTACCACCTGCTAATTCACCTCTACGCTTGATGGAGGCAGACAAACCTGCACGGTTACCAGTTGCACCTGCTCTACGCACTGCCTCATTTGTAGCTCGTGACGCTTGGTTCTTAGCAGCATTTGCTTTCTGTCGTGCTAGATATGTAGGGTCTACTTGTAAAGCCTGTTGTAATAACTTACGTGCTTCAGCCAGTTTAATCTTATCTACTTCAGCACCTTGTGCTTCTAGCCTTGCAACCTCAGCTTTACGGCTATCGATTAGTTCTTGTTGCTCAGGTGTGTATTGACCAGCCTCACCAGTTACTGCATTAACGAGTGCATTACCTGCCATCTGCATTGATTGCTTACCTAAATTCTGTGGGCTATATGCTTCAGCTATTCCTTCTTTGAACCCTTCCCAACCTGTTTTAGGAGTTGCACCGCCTGTGCTTACTCCAGCTGTTTGTTGTGTTGCACCTGCTGTGTTGTTGCCATAACCTGTTCTAACAGGTGTATCGTATGCAGTAGCAGTGGAACTAGTAGCAGGAGATGATGAGTCAGCATACGTCTGGTCATACATATTACCTGGGTCACTAGCGCCTAAGTCAGTTGCATAAGCAGATTCAGTAGTTGGACCAGTAGCGAACGTCTGCTGCTGACTCAAAGTTTG